GTTGTCTAGGTTTTTGAGAAGGGATATTAAGATTGGTGCGGCCTTCTCACCTAAAGTACTTAGAGCAACGTCCGCCCTACCCTTTAACCTCACCCACTCGAAACCAAGCTCAGCCGTACCGCCTTTCATCTTGTCAAAAGCAACATCAAGAGCGCCCGACTTTACAGTCATGTCGCCCATTGTCTTGTTGAATTGCGCCATGTTGTTATCGGTAAGGATAAGCACAGCATTAACCGCTTCAGTCGAGCCTAGTAGCTTTTTAAGTTTCTCTACGCTGCCCCCTGTTGCCGTCCTTATGTCTTGCAAGACCTTTCCAAGTCCGAACTCCTTAATAGCACCCTCCCCCATGTTTATTCTAAGTTCTTTTGCTAGATCTCTTGCCTCTTGTCCTGGTGCTAACATTCCCGATAATGCCGCTTTTAGTCCTGTAACGGCCTCGGCTGTGTTGGCTGTAGTTGCCGTGATTGTTGAAACAGAAGCGGCTAGCGTGTCGAATGAAATTCCAGCCGTCTTTGCAATAGGCGCAACTCGGCCTATTGACGCAGATAGTTCGGGGATGGTGGTTATGCCCTTCTTCACTGCAATTAGTAAAGCCTCGGATGCTTGGGTAGCTGTGAGGTTGGCTGATTTATAGACATTCATCGGGCCAGCAATAGAGGTTATTGCTGTGTTCATGTCTGTCACACCCGCGATTGCGAGCTTGTTGGATGCTTTTAGAGTGTCTAGCGCCTGAGCAGAATCAGAAGCGCCAGCCGATATTACTTGGTATAAGGCTTTGGTCTTTTCGGTGACTGATCCGCCAAGTTCTAGCGACAAATCCTTAACGCCCTTTTTCAATTCATCTAGTGAGCCAGTAGCCCACGAATCATCTAATAACGTGTTCACTTCGCCTAGCGATGTACCGAACTCCTTAAACCGATACACACCAGTAGATAAAACACCAGCAAGCAAAAGAGCGCCAGTTTTAGCGCCCTTGAGCGCAGACTTAAGAGAGACGGCTTTCTTTTCTGTGCGCTTAGCAGCCGCGCCCATATCATCAAGCGCCCTCTCACCTTCAACGAGTCCGCGTTCAAGAGCGCCGCCCTTGAACGCAGACTCAAGAGAGACGGCTTGCTTTTCTGTGCGCTTAGCAGCCGCGGCCATATCATCAAGCGCCCTCTCACCTTTAACGAGTCCGCTAGTGTCGACGCGGTAGCCTAAGTCTGCAATATCACTCATTTAGATTTTCCGAAGAATTTAGAATCAATCGCGTTTTCAATGCGCTTAACTCGACTCGCTTCATCCTCTGAGCTTGAGCCTAGGGGATTAGGTGTCTTAGGGTTGCTGGATATGTTCGAGTAATGTGCTGCTACTCTGGATGCTCTTACTAGAGTTAAAGCCTCCCATGCGTCAAAACAAATGCCTGTTGCGTTCTGGTAGGCCACCAATTCAGAGAACGTGTGACCTACATCCTGACCGCCGCTAGAAGTGAAGAAGCCCATCTGATCTAAGTAAGAAATCAGATACTCACCGCCTGAAATATCAGGAAGGTCGATCTTGAACTTCTGACTTCTAGGGCCGTCACTTCCTTCAGGTGTGGTCGCTAACCATGTACTTGCTGCAACGAAGTCGCAGATGTTTTGGGTAAGTTTCCCAAAAAATTGTTTCGCTCGGCAATAAAAGTGATCGCCTGAACAAATATCCACGGATAGTTTTTGTAAAGATCAAAAGCAGATTTAAAATCGTAATCTAAAATCTCACCGTTAAGCTGAATACCCTTGAATGAGTGAGTGAGTCTTGCGACCTTCTCATAAAGACGCTTCTCACTAGCCGCGTCACTCAAAGTCTTTCCAGCCTTATCGCCACGAGTTAACTCAAGCTCAATAGATCGCGCCTTTTTAGACTCGCCACCGTATAGATAAATAACCATGCTTTCGCCTTGGTCATTCAAATACTCTTCATCGGTGGCTGGGTCTAGTAAGACTAAAGGCAGGGCGTCTTGTATTACTTGCTTTGCGTTTAAATCAGCCATAATTAAGAATCCGTTCCGTCAACGCTTTCAGTCTGTGGAGCAAGCACTACTTCAAAAGTCTCATCATCTGAAGAACTACCGCCTTTAAAATTAGCCTTTAAGACCAATGCCGTAAAATACTTAGCGTCTACACCGTTTGAGGATAAGAATTTAACGCTCACCGCATCAGTTTGTGAGGCATAAGCAGTTTCCAATATTCCGTATAATGCAGTATTCGTCTTGTCATATTTCAGCGTCATCGGTATCTGACCGAACATTTTTCTTAACTTGCGCTCTTTTGCCCCAGAAGTTGAATATGAATCGTCAACCTTTGTCTCCCACGAGTCATCAAATCCTGCAAAGTCTGCAATCTGTGCGGCTGGTAGAGAAGTAAATGTTAGCGCCTCGTAGCCCGCTTCGTCATCGGTTGCTGGCGATGCAGCAGAGAATCCAAGGGTTGCGCCTGATAGTACATTGATAGCCATTATTTTTTACCTGTTTTAAATTTAGTTGTTGAGTCTAATTTAGACGTTTCTACTTCTAGCTTTGGCTCAACATCAGTCCAGCCATTTTTTTTATATGCGGATAGCTCACACTCATAAACAGTGTTAACCGCTCCGCTTTTAAAAATCTTCACTCGTTTCATTTGTACCTCTCGTAAGGAATTGAAATTGGTATCGCGTACCATCCGTCTAGCGTTATGGCTCTGCCAGGGTATGGTTCTGAATCAATACGGACTGAAACTCCGCTCGATTTAAATACTTCGTTTTTAGGGAACGCCGCTATTACATCGTCAACCATTCTTGAGGCCTCCAGTTCACCTACACCCTCTCTGATAAAGCAGTCAATCTGCAATATTGATGGCAGCCTATCGCTTCCATAGCTTCGAGTCTCTGACGGAGAGCCTAGAGTGTTGACTCTTATATAATTACCGCTCGGCTTGAATGAAACGTTGGGCCACTCCGTTGGAATATTGAGCGACTTAATCACATCAAACAACGCTGTTTTCTCTGCTTCATAGCTCATAGTTGATCTCGCACTATCTGACCCCAATTACGAACGTTAATTCTAAGCATCCCATCTGGGTTTCTGGCTTGCGGTGAGTGACCGTATTCAAGAGGAACGATGTACTCTAATCCGCTTGAGAATTTGTACTCACTGCCTATCCTAAAATTTCCTTGGCCTGACCAAGAAGCTTTAGCGTTACCTGTGATTCCGACGGGCGTACCCTCAATGATTCGGTTGTTAAGCGTTAAGCAAGCGCCCTTGTGTATTTCTGCGTGTCGATGCTTATACTTTCGGATTAATGCCGATAACTTAGCCACCCGCGTGAACCTTGTACAAAATCACATCATCACCAGGCTTTATTGATTGCACTGACTTAATCGAGTACGTTTGACCGTCAACGATATTCATTGCAGTAGTTGGCTCAATCGCTGAACCGATTATGTATTTAACATCACCCAGCGAAACCAAACCGCCCGAAATCTCTGCATTTGTAAATGACGTTTGAACGCCCTTGACAATCTGCGTTGTATTGGTACTTGTGGGGTCGTATGGGTCGCCTGACTGTGTTGAAGTAACTAGAGTAATGTCTCTGCCCTTCTCAGCAATTAAGCGAGCCGCTGTATCTGCTAGGCTCATGCTTTAAGTAAATACTCGCCTGTTACTAATAGAGGTTTAAGTAATCCGTAAGCCGCTGGTATTTGCTTCAATGCGCTTAGTGGGCTAGTCGTGACTCCACTGCTTGCATTCGCGTATTCGAGCGTAATAACATCAACCTTCTCGCTCTTGACCGTTCTACCTAGTCTTGCTGAGGGATTGAATCCCTTGTCTATCTGATACGCTATCTCGCATTGAGCCTTTTTCATCGCTGGTTTAACTTCAAACTCAACGGATGAATCAAAAGACCAAGGCAAGGTAAGCATTAAATCGTAACTGCGGATAATCGAAGGTTCAGCGGTGCCGGTTAAACTGTACGCCCGATCACCAAGATAAGCCGTTAGCTCTGCCTCAGTGATGAAGCTGTTTGACCCGCTTACAATTGAACCATCCTCGATCACTATCATTTCTTAATCTTCTTCTCTGTTTTTGGCTCTACCGCTTTCGGCTTGGCCAATGATTGAGCGTTGCATTCTTCAAGCGTTGCTTGCTTTGGTAATGCCGAAATCTGAGCCGCCTTTTTCTTATCGAAAATCTGCTCTGCCGTTAATTTTTGTTCTGTCATGCTAAATCTCCCAATGAAAGGGGCTGAATTAACAGCCCCAAATCAATTAACCGTTAGTCTGCAAGAACGCTAAAGGAACATTCTTTCGCGCATACTTTAAATCCCAGTTAGCCGCGAGTGCCAGTTCTGCAAGAGTCGCGCTATCCCCAGCGATTGAGCCAGAAGTAAACGACAAACCTTGAGGATGGATAATGTCAGTTCTGCGAGTGTGAATCACAGTCTCACCGCCACCGTCACCAGAACCAGGCTTACGGTCCATTTCACTCGGCACGTTAGGTGTACCAGCGCCATATCCAAAAGCACCCGCACCAAACAAAATGCTGGTGTAAGTGATTCGGTTGGTTCCTGAAACTGCTGGCAATGAATCGTCAACAATTACGCGTTTACCCAAATAGGTTTGGTACATAACCGCGCCCGTCTGAGGGTCGAAGTTATCAACAAGCAAGCCTAGCTTCTGAAGGTGCGAGTGCGGTACGGAGTGCATTGCAACAGCTACCAAGCTGGCCTTGTGGTCACCAAGAGTCTGAGTAGCGTTAATGAACTCAGCGCCACTTACGCGCTCTGCATCAGTAATCGCGCCAGCACCATCGGTAGCAACAGAACGCAGCATTGAGCCGCTATCATTCGCCACGTTGTCAGCCAAAACGCCCATTGCAGATTGAATTACTCTGCGCTCAGTTTGAGTCGCCCAATAACCGCCAACTCGTGAAGTGATAGCGCCCAAAGGATCGGACACGTTACCCGCAAGCTCTTGAGCGAAATCCATCACCGACCACGCTTGGTTCATCATGGCGCGTCTATAAAGAACTTTGCCTGAATCGTTCTTAAGTGGTGTCGCGCTCGATGTTGAGTCGTCACTAGAATAGTTGGGCTCAGTAGTGCCTAGTGGATTCCAATATGGCATTTCGCCAATACGCCCGCCAACCGTTGCAAGGTTAGCTAGGATTGGGTTGTTTGCCATAACGCCTGAATTGATAAACGCGTTACGCTCGATTGCTGCATCAAATACAGCGGTATTAAATGGTTTTGGCTCGTAAATGTCAGCCAGTTGAATAGTAGCCATCGCTAATTTCCTCTTTTGTTTAAGTTAAGTTGGTTTTCTACTGGCCTAGCCAAATACGCGCCTTACGCATACTGATTTTTTAATGCTTCGTATTGCTCTGGGTCGCTCTTAGCAACCTTAGCTTGTTCTGTTACGTTGTAATCTTTGCTGCTCTTATCGAAAAAGCGCGAGACACCATCGCCGCCGCCTGAACTGCCCGGCGCGCCTGTACCTACCGCCTTATTGAAATAGTGTGGAGAGTTATCACGATGTGACTCAATCCATGCTTCTGGCGTTAGCGCCTTACCATCTTTAAATACTGGTGTATCACCTTCAAACGCTTGGAGCTTTCCATCACGGAATGACCATGTGCTTTTAGCTCGGTATATAAGATCGTTCACTGCTGAACTGTGGAGGTCTTTCACCGCACCAGCCGCTTGACGAATGCCGTTCTCTATTTGCATTTCGCCAAACTTGCTATTTGCTCCTTCATATTCTGTCTTGTACTTTTCAGCCTGTTCTTGCGATGCTTTTAGTTGAGCCTCGAACGATGATTTTTGCTCGCCCAGCTTCAACTGCATCAATTCAGCGAATTGACCCTTTTTGACCATTTCAGCCTCTTGGCTGTTTTGCGCTTCGCTCGCTAACCTCTGTAGTGCGCCAACATCAAGACCATCAAACTTCGATAACTTGGCTTGCATTTCATCAAGCGAGTCTTTTTGCTTGGTTAGTTTTTCGAGCAATTCATCGCGCTTAGACTTCAAGCCGTTTTCGCTTTTGTCTATCTCCTCTTGAATCGCTTTAAGTGTTGCTGCGTCTAAATTAAATTTACTTAAGTCCATCGTTTTAAATCCCTCGGATTTGGCCTAGCCATAAAAAAAGACCAACATTACGTTAGCCCATAAAAAAGACCGCCTAAGCAGTCTTATCGAAAATTTGTTTAACCTAGTCTATCCTAGGCCTCGATTCGTGATCGTTTGCGACCTCTACCTTACAAGTCACGCACTCTAATGAATCCCAGCCCGAACGCTTGAGCCACCTCATAGCCCTTCGTCTTGGTTGGTTTACTACTCTAAAGAAAACAGAACCACCGCAACGAGGGCAAGTAATTAGCTCGCTATCCTCTTTAGTTTTGGCTCGGTAGTCTTTGGGGTTTCCCCCGCCCTTGATTAGCCTCATTCACAGATTATAGACCAAGATTAGAGAATGTTTCACTATCCCTTGCCTTTAATTCGCTTAATGTGTACGTCTTGCCTCTTGGGTCAACAAATCGACTGATTTTATAATCGCCTTTCTTGTATAACTCGTATCGTGAAACCCCAAGCCATTCCTTCTGAAACTTTGCATCCTGTACTGCAAACCAGTCAGCATAATTGGTCTTTGTCGTTCTGCCTATCTTGCCTTCTCGCTCGTCTTTTGGTATGTCCTTAACTTTGCGCTTATCCGCAACGAATGGTTTTTTGCCGAATGTCTTTGTTTTAGCCAGCAGTAAAGTCCTGCAATTTGGATGAAATGGCGGTGTAGGAGCCGAGTCTCTTTTGTAAAACTTAATTCCACCATCATTCCATGCCGCGCAAATCTTGCTCGTTCTGCCATCGAAAACAACCGACAAGTAAACTTCCTCAACCTCAGCCGCTCTCATGGCTTCCAATGCCGCCACGTTAGATATATGCGTCATGCTAGTCCTGACGACTGCCTCAACCGCTCTGCTTCGCGTGAATAGCAATCCATCCT